ACCTTGATCTTCGCAAGGAACTAGGTCCGCTGTGGTCTGGTGTCATGCATCAAATGGAGACATCAAAGTCCAAATTCAACACCATGGCCGAAGACCTTGCGAAGTATTTTAAGGGAGTCGAGAAGCAGTTTGGTAAAGCTTGGCGGAAGTCGCTGGATGACACCATCGAGAACAACATCATCTGGGACCCCCACAACGGAACCATGTATGATATGACCAGAGAGAACCTCATTCAGGTGATGCTGAATTGGGGATCACGGTCGAACATTGAGAAGCTCGCTGGTGGTACTTTCTTCACCCGCAATAAACGCCGGGCCACGAAGGAGGAACTTCTGGTTGAGGAAGCTGCGATCAAGCAGATGATCGATAAGAACGCAACCAAGGAAGACTGGGACTTCGTCAAACACATGTGGGAGCCGTTCAAAAAATGGCAACCGGAGATGGATCGTGTGGCCCGGAATACCACAGGGATCGCACCGAAGCTGATCAAGCCTGAGAAGGTTATGACCAAGTTTGGTGAGCTTGAAGGTGGGTATTGGCCGGTAAAGTACGACAAACTCGGATCGAACATGGATGCAATACAAGACCGGGCATCGGGGTCTAGACTCATGGACGAGAAATATTTCCGTGCAGCCACAGCGAAGTCACATCTCAAGGATCGTACCGGGTATGTGGATTTTGTTGATATCTCCCGCTCGCTGGAACAGGCAGCCGGGACGATGCAACAGACCATGCACGATATTGCTTACCGCGAGGCGGTTGGGCAGGCGGCGAAAATCCTATTCGACAAGGATATCAAAGCAGCGATTAAGAAGCACTATGGTGTGGAATACGATGCGCAGATGGAGCCGTGGCTCAAGCGGATTTCCTATCAGTATTCCATGGACGACCGGGCAGCCTCAGCAATCAACAGCTTCCTTCGCCGGATGCGGGTGAACCTTGTGGGCCATACCCTGCCGTTCAACTATAAGGTCATCCTCTCGCCGGATATGGGCGTGCCGAATCCTGTCACATGGGCTCGCTTCACCGCGGACTACAAGAACAACATGAAGTTCGTGATGGAGAATTCTAAAGAGGTGAAGCATCTTGTTTACAATCTCGATCGTGATTACTCCGATGCGATGGCGAAGGTGGTGAACAACTCAGGGTTTGATCAGGTCCGGAGGAAGGCTGTTGAATGGGGCTATGCGATCCCAGTGAAAATGTCGCAACAGTTCCGTGCAGCGACTTTCTGGAATGAATACCAGCGGGCCATGGCGAAGGGGATGACGAAGGAACAGGCGATTACTGTTGCGGATTCTTACGTGCGCCAGCAGCATGGTACTGCTTCAATCGCTGACTCATCCGCTATGATGAACCCGAACTCCGAAGCGATGAAAATGCTCACGGTGTTTCAGGGATACTTCAACATGCAGTACAACTGGCAGCGACAGATACCGGGACAGATTAAGCGTGGGGAATATGCCCGGGCGCTTGAGGCATTCGCAGGGACCTACGGTGTAAACATCGCACTCGGAGCATTGCTCTTTAACCAGTCAAAAGAAGGTGATTCGTGGTTTAAGATCGTAGCGAAGTCGATCGTAATGGCACCGTTCCAGATGATCCCGGTTGGTAACGCTGCGGCAGCTTACTTCGGTGAAGGCTTTAATCCACGCGTCCCATTCGCTAGCCTAATCACAGCTTCCGACTCTGCCATCAAAGACGCCAAGAAAGCCTACCAAGGTAAGAAAGTGGAGAAGCCGATCACTCACGCAGCCAATCTCGTTGGTCTTTCCACAGGCTTGCCTTTAGGTCAGATTGGTAAAACTTCACAGTTCACCTATGACGTCAACGCAGGGAGACAGCGGCCGAGGAATATCATTGAATATGTCCGAGGGTTCCAGACCGGTGAAGCCCGATTGAAGAAATAGGAGTGTAGCATGCGAATGTCGAAACACGGACGTAAGCTTTTGCAAACACGCGAGGGAGTTCGGTTGAAGGCGTACAAGGATAGTGTTGGTGTGTGGACGATCGGTGTCGGCCATACATCCGCAGCAGGTGCCCCGAAGGTCACATCCACACTACGAATCACCGAAGAAGAATGTGACGAGATATTCTCGCGCGATATCGTACAGTATGAGAATGCTGTGAATGACGCGGTGAAAATCACGATCACCCAACAAGAATTCGATGCGCTGGTTTCGTTGTGCTTTAACATTGGGCAGGGTGGATTCAAGCGATCCACTGTTGTTCGTAAACTAAACGCAGGCGATCGCGAAGGCGCAGCCAAGGCTTTCCTCATGTGGAACAAGCCGAAAGAGATCATTGGTCGTAGGGCCAGTGAAATGCTCCAGTTCAAAGCCGGAGCACCAAAAGGAGAAGTAGCATGAACAGTGAAGTTGTAGCACGACTGCTGCGAACTGCCTTGCAGATGCTCGGGGTTTATCTCGCTGCGACCGGGAAGATTTCCGAAGGTGAATGGACGGCAGTATCGGGCGCTGTCATGGCTCTCGCTACCACCGGCTACACCATCTGGACCTCGTGGAATACCCGCAAGGTTCCTGTATGACATGGCTGAACCTCGCCCTTGGCCTAGTTAGGCTAGCTCAGTGGTTGACGGCGACTTTGCATGATGCGCAAGTGTTCAAACAGGGAGAGCTAAAAGCTGTCTCGGACGCGATGCAAAAGGCAAACGAGTCAATCACAAAAGCAATCCGAGCGGGCGAACTCGCTGAGGAAAATGCAAGACAAGGTGAGTTCGACCCGGAACTCTTTAGGAGAGACTGATATGCAGTGGTGCTTTGGGATTATCTTAATGGTGTGTCAACCTGCGGATGCTCCTAAGGCACCACTGGATACATACTGCCAGATCGCAAAACCAGTCAGGCCGTCGCGACAGGATACAAAAGAAACGCAGATACAAGCTGCGAGAGAATTTGCCAAATGGAAAGATCGCTGTCAACAGGGTGTGGGGAAATGAATGACCTGACAAACGTGCCTGCAACGGGACTTTTCGCCCAGCTTTACAACAAGCTGGAAGCCATCGAGAAGAAACAAGATGAGCAAACAGAGGCAATACACCACGCACGGATTACTATGGTACATATGGAAGAAAGGCAAGTTAATATACATGAGCGGCTTACTTCTGACGCAGGTCGCATTGATGGCCATGATAATCGGATTGCATCCTTAGAGAAATCTAGGGATAAGGTCAATACAATTCTCGGAATGATTGCTGCGGCTTGGTCAACGCTGCTGGCATTCGGTGCTTGGTTATGGGCTAACTTCCCACCTAAGTGGAAGCCTTAGAATTCGCTTAACACCCGTTGGGCGAATACTGCGCACGCAGTTCTACGCAAAGTGACTTGCCCCGGGGCTTTGTGGCTCCGGGGCTTTTTTATCTCACGCTTTCCTGTTCTTCGGGGTAAACCTTTCGATTCGTGATCTAAGTATGCTGCGATACTCGCGCATGGTATCGTGTTGCTGACTGAGCAGATCACGTTCGATGTTGTCCAAGGCTTCGAACTCTTTGGTCAGGAAAAAATCCTCGAGCTTGAGGAACTTCTCTGACACGTCTTTCTCTTCATCGACAACACGTTGCTGGTGCGGTAGCATTTGCTTTCTCCTATACTTGCTGGGCTACGGTAAAGTACCTGAACTTCGTGGCGCGATCTACACCCCGAAGATCAATCTGTCCTGACTTCTCTAGGATTTCAATTGTGCGTAGGATTGAGTGTATAGGTATTCGATCGGCAGCGAACCGGGTGATCTTCTGTTCGCTGACTCCCATTCCTTTATCATTGATTTTAATGAAGTGAATAATCTCTTCCATGGCCTGAGCATCAGCATTTGTTGCACCTGCCTTGAAGATTTCTCCCATTGTTCCTTCGGCTTCGAGGAGCCATCCCATGGCTCGGTTGAAGTCCGCTCGGGTAAGAATGAGAGCATTGGAGCGATCGATTGCAGATACCATTGAAAGTTTGTATAAGTGCGTTCTGCGACGAGTGACGTAATGAATGAGTTTGGGGTGGGCCGGGACAGGCGGTTCGCCCAACGCTCGCCAGTTATTAACAGCCTCTCGATATTCGCTAGTGACTTCAAACTGCCCGACAAGACCGTTGATAATAGCAATGTCATGTTCAAGGTTTGTGGTGTCGCGTTTGTCTTCTGGCGCGAAGTCATCTCCGATTATCCTTTCGTCAGAGAAGATCATGATTAGACGGGAGGTGAAACCTTGACCCCATGCTTTCTCAGGCATTAGGTCGGTAAGGTTCTGTGGAGTTGTACCGCAGAGGATGTTGAGTTGTGGGCTGGCGATCTTGATCTTGAGGTCGGAAGTACGGCGAACTTGTTGGTATGGCGCAGGGTCGTAGAAGGCCGAAAGTCCGTCGATCATCTCGTTGTCGTACTTGTGGATGAATGCACCGAGTTCGTCTGCGCAAATGTACATGGAATTGTATTCAAGCTGTTCTTCGCTGGGACGGATGATGTTGCGTTTGGCGGTTACGAGTGTATCCACAAGGCTTGCGAATGTCATCGAGATTGGCGCTAGATGGAAGTCTGGAATCTTTTGCACGATATGCCGAACCTCGGACATAGTGCGTGATTTACCCACACCCGGATGCCCGACGAGGAATGCGAAGATATTCGGGAACAGTGGGCGAGAGGTTGTTACCCAAACCTTCTGCTCAAGTACAGCGGATATTGTGGTGATCGCTGCCCATCGCCGGAAGATTTCAGGTGCGTGGAGGTTTTTAGTTTCCGCGACGAATGACTCGATCCAACTTTCAAGTTTGCGTTTTGGTTGTGTGTGCGTGTTCCCCAAAATATCTTTTCGCGGCGTTTTCATATGCTGCCCCAGCTTCCTCGATAGTAGGGAATAAACCCAGATAGTGTGTTGTGCCGTTTACTGCTATGCGGGCTATGAATTTATTCCCGTGTTGCTTTATACCGCGTATACCTAGAGCATTGTTTACTTGCGTACATCTGTTCATATTGTTCTGTGAATGATTAACGTCACGTAAATTACATATTCGATTATCGCACCGGATACCATTTACATGGTCAATGAGTTTGGGCCACACACCATGCATATAGAACCATGCTAGTCTATGTGCAAGATAGCGTTTACTGCATACCATTATCATAAGATATCCATCAGTACGTTCTGATCCGCAGATGGTACCGATGAATTGATTATTGAGTTGTATCTTACGCTTGAAGATACCTGTCTCAGGATCATAATCAAGCTGCCTATGTAGTTCCCTTACGGACAACTCTGTCGAGGATACCAACTTGCGGTTGTCGTTTTCTTGTATCTGTTCCATTGTAATCCTTCAGTCCGTTGGGATTTTTAACTGGGTCATAGTCGCCTTTATTATACCCAATTTTGCAGTCGTATGGGATTCGCATTATCCGACCTCCGTTAAGTTCTACGGGGATCGAGAGGTTGGCCATGATCTGCGGGATGATGATGTCTTCGTCTTTCTCGGGGTACATGAAAGTAAGGGCGTCGTGGTCGTGCATCATGATGGCAGCGATGTCCTGCCGCCAGATGTTGAGCATGGCTTGGTTTACGAGTTCAGCCAGACTTGATTGCGGGTCGTAGGCAATGGCTTCCCGGAGGGTGCTCGGATCGTTACGTCTACCAAAGAACCAGCGTTTGCGACCAAGAAGGCTGATAAGGTATCCCTGTCGGCGAAGAGTTTCATCGACATGCTTCTGCCATTTTTGGTGAGCAGGGAAAGCTGAAAAGTATTTAGGCTGGAAATCGCGGACAACGGAGATGTCGAGCTTGGATTGCTCGGCGAGGGTTTCAGGCTTACCTCCGTAGTTGCTTCCATGGCCGAGTTTTTTGCACATGAAGCGGTAGGTGTAATGACGATAGTATGGTCTTTCAGCGATATCCTTATCTCGTTTAAGGTCCCCGGTCCACGGAAGGTTTGGCCAACAAATTCGAGCAACTGCTGTGTGAGGGTCACCAGATTCACAGGCGTCGAGGAAGCGTCCGTCATTGAATAAGTTCCATTCGATTGCTCCGACGCAGAAGGACTCGCCGGATTTGGCATCACACTTTGCGAATTTCATTCCGGGGTCGGAGATGTAAATGCTTCGGAGAGATTCTTCAACATTTTGGAGATTGCCTCCTGTTCCAAACTCAGAAGCTGAGGATGAGAATCTACCAGTTGAAGTGCCCGCAATATTATAGCTGCTCCGAATGCGTCCATCTGGATCAATCGCTGTTCGAAGGACGGAGATTTTGTCTCCGAGGGTGGTAAGGATGTTGATGTGGGAGACGAGTTGTTGGGCGATGGGATAGATGGCAAGTTTTTCTCTAGCACCACGGTCTGTTGTTGGGCGACCTTGCTTACGAATAGGGGGAATTCCGAGGGTGTCATAAAACAATTTTCGTAGGTCACTGTGGCTTCGCCAGTTGAACGATTCCAGACCAACGCCTTCAAATACAATTCGGTTGAGCTGTCGTTCAACTCTTTCCATGATTTCGAAGTATTCATCGATGACTTCGGCTTTTCGTTGGTCATCTACCAGCACTCCTCTGCATCGCATTTCTAAGGTCGGGGCTTGGAGGGACTTGGAGAAGGCATAGGTCCCGCCTGTGTGGTTGTCGAGTTGTGGATGGAGGCCGTCGAATACGTCACGGGTCACGCAGCAGTCGAGGCCGTTGTAGACGCAGTCCCGTTCGAATTCGGTCAGTTGGTCTGGGTCCATTTCGTGGGTTTTAATTATCTTCATGACACAGGATGCCACAATAGAGGCCAGCCATTATGATCACCATCATCTGGGATTATGGCCACGAAGAAGTTATCGGCAGTGGTATTCAGTCCGGGAAACTTCCCATTGAATCGTTCAGCAAGTTTAACCCGGCTGATCTCAGAACCTTCATAGTATGGCTGGAAAAGCTCATCGGGGATTTCTCCCGAGTGTGAAGTATAGAACTTTCCTGATTGTTTGTAGTAGATGTATTGACCCTGCATGTCATGCGTCCCTCTTGATCGTTTCGTCTTTCTTCCTCATATGCTTCCAGCTACCTTCATCCGAATAAATCGAGCCCAGATACCCTAGACCCTTCAATGCTTCCGGTTGTATGGCATGCTGCAACAACATCGTATCCTCCGCTGCATTCATGGTTTTGATTCCGTAGGCTCGCCAGAGGAAGGCAATGTCGAACATTCCATTTTGAAAGAGTTTAGGGGTACTCGGATCATTGAGAATTCTTCGCACAATGCGCCAGCATTCACGCTCATCCTCTTTAGTCTCCCAATAATTTCCGTTCTTTGCTCTGGCGTCATCGAAAGGAATAACGATTGCAATTCGTGGGGAAGGAGCGAATCCAATACACGTAATGCGTGATCCGCTCGTCTCAATGTCAACAGATAGTAGGTCGCAGCCTCGTATGTGTTCGGATTCAAACTGGAGTATGTCGCTGAGACTGGGCTCAATCCATATCTCTCGTTCTGGTCTGATGATCTGTCCATGCTTAGCCTCCCTTTTAGCTTTCATAAAATCAGCGATTACCGTCGGTCGATTTTCCCACTGGCGGTTTACTGCGGATGGGTGGTAGGTGGGTAGGAGTTTGAAGTCTGCGACTGTGTGTGTGGAGTAGAGGGTTGTGCCGCGAATCTTCATGATCCCCGTGCGCCCGGCCAAAGCCCAAAGAGCAGTATTCCCAAGGCATATAACCAGATTAGGATCACGATCGAGAATCTCAGCGCACAGCCGGTCGAGTTCTGGTTCGAATTCTTGCCTGACGTATTTGGATTTGAGGAGTGGTGGGTATCCGGGGATACCTTGCTTTGGGTCCACAGAAGAACTCCATGTCGTTGCGAGTGGCTTTGACGTTGAAGACGTTGGTGAGGTAGACTTCGGGGTGGAGGGACCACATTGTTTTGGGGATGGTTGGGTCTTGGGTGGAGTAGAACTTGTTGATGAGTTCGCGGTCGAGGGAGGTGGCGGTGAGGAGACCGGATTCGTTAAGCATCCGGAATAGTTCGATGCCGGTTGATCCAGAGAAAGCTGATTGGGATCGGAAGTCGGAATCGGAATAGGCTTCGCCGACGAGGATGATGGGTTTCATTTGGTGCAACGGTCCGCAACGAGTTTGGCATAGCCGGCGATGTCATCCCAGTGATCACGGAAGTCTGGGTCGCCTGCCATAATACGACCGATCTTGTGCGCGATCATTTCAAGGGATTCAAGCATCATATGATTGTGTTGGGGCTTGCTGGATTTGTAGATTATCTCTTTTATTTCCTGTGTGACATGCGCATGTATATCGAAGTCGCCGTGGGTCTTACCGCGTTCGGTTAATAGATCGGCTGTCGTGTATGTCACTGGAGTGTCTCCGCCATAGTTGGCAAGCTTATCAAAATCTTGATTCATCTCTTCCCCCTAAGGTTGGGAGGGGCTGTTAACCCCTCCCGGTTAGATCAATCCTGCGCCTTCGCGGTACGGGACAGACGAGCAAATGTCTGCGACCCATCCTGCGACATTTCGTGCTTGATCACTGCACAAACCTGAGCGTTTACGACAGCATCGTTGCGAACCTTCCGCGAAGCAGGCTCACTAATGTCAATGCCACAGTGCTCATGAAACTCGTCGAGCCGGAACACTGCGTCTTCAGTCAGGTAGAAGGTAGCTTTTATGGTCTTACCGTCGAAGCCACCCATTGCAGCGAGGTCATCAGCATCGACGTCTTCTTCCGCAGCGACCGGGCGCAGAGTGAACTCCACGAACGGCGTGCCTTTCTTGTTAGACTTGTCGTACGAAGGCTGACCTTGGACAACGCAGACGTATGTGCCGACAGGGAGCGGTTTCGGACGTTCGATTTCGGTCGGGGCTTCATCGAGGATGGATGCGAAGTTGGGAGAATCGTTCATTGCATGGTTTCCTTGCTGGCAGGGATCGGTTTGAGCCCGGTGATGATGTTGAGGATTATAGAATCGAGGTGTTTCTTGGCTTCGGTGATATCCTTTGATGGGGGTTTGATTTGATCCAAACCGATACGAAGATTGAGGATGTGCTCAAGGTTCATACCGGACTGGGGCGGAAGTGGGAGAGAGGTTGCGTTGTTGTTCAGGGTACTTTCCTCGTTGTTGCGGCAGGCTTGATTTCCTCCGAAGGCTTGCCACGAAGCACCTCGAAGAATGTTGCAAGGCCAGTTTCGATTGGGTATTCCTTGGCCATTGCGAACGGCTTGGGATTGGCAAGGTCCATCATCGGGGTCGAGTTGGTCTGGATGGTACGCTTGCCGTTCCGTTGTGTGTAGAGAACGACGGATGGGAAATACTGTGGGATTTTCGGCGACAGCTTCTGTCCGACGCCCTGAGGGAATCCCTTGGTTGTTCCGTCCGGTTGTTCTTGATAGGTCACGTGTGCGATTACTATGATGTTAGTCGCCATTCCCTTGGAAGTCAAGAGTGCGATGAACTTTTCGATGTCATCTTGAGCATTTCCATATACCGCTCGACCGTCAATGGAGCCGCCTTTGCCGGGAGGGATGATGGATTCGTGGTAGTCATAAGCAGCATCACAGAGCCGCGAGAGCGAATCGATGACGAGGATACAATCAGGTCCCCAACTTGCGGGTCTGCCAAGGTCGATTTCAGTGCCGTCATCGTCGGTGTATTTCCAATGGTCACACATTTTGATCGCATCAATCCATGCCTTTGGTCGCCCGTCGATGACCGCACCGGCAGGTCCGGATTTGATCTTGTCGCGGAGGGTACGGAACTCTACGTTGTCGATCTGGTCCGGACATTCTTTCTCGATCATGCCCTTGAGGATATCGAGAAGGTTGTCGAGGTCGAGAATGCGGAGTTTGTACCCGGCCTTGACGAGAGAGACGAGGGACCCGGTCTTGCCGGATTTGGCATCGCCGATGAGGAGAAGTTTGGTATTGGAGTTGGATTGGTGTGCGGAGAGTTTAGGCATTGGGTTCCTCAGCTGGTGGGATAAGAATGTCGGGGATGGACTTGTCGAGTAGGTCAGCTAGTTCGCGAAGTTCATTTACTGTTTTCTTTACTGTTGTGGCTTTGTTTCTGATCCTCGCTATATAATCGACACCGGATACGACTTCGATAACTGTGTCGGTGGGGATGGTAG